GGAGATGATAGATGCGGTTTGCGATGGCGATGTATGATCCTTCGAGGTTCTTATGTAAGGTGTTACGAGCAATATCATGCTCTGCCTTGAACCCCTTGTCGGTGTGGCGTGCTATGATGTTATAGACTATTGGAACAGCCTCTAAAAATGGAAGTGGAACGGAACCGTCCCAATTTTCCATATCAGAAGCAAATCCCATGTCTGAAACAGCCGACAAAGAATGATATAATGAGTGCCAGTCCAACGATAGTGGGTTAATACCCACAGCAATTGGATGTAATGGTTGTGTTTCCATGATGCGCCACATAGAGGCACCAAAAAGACGACGATACGCAAGAAGATAATCCATAGGTCCTGAAAAGAACATACGTGTTTTCATCTTCTTGGCATCGTAGATCTTAGCGATTTTTACGCATTCGTCTTTAAGGTACCCGCACCATATGACGTAGTGCCTCGTTCCTCGCAAGGCGTCGTCAATCATCAAATTGGTGCGGTTCAAGATGTTTTGGCTCTCCTCATCATCACGGAAATACCATTTCTGGTCCGATGGATTGAATCGCAGATAGTCAGATTTGTTGGACCGGTGTGAAGATGACGTTTGTACGTACGGGTAGCCTACTGAGCCGGTACGATCGATTGGTTTTGCGTGAGGGTATTCGAACACGCTTGCGCCGTTAATCGCCTCTGTATTGGTCAAGAGGCGCGTATCGAGATCGTGCGCTACAAAAATGTTGGCCAGATGTTCGCCAACACACACTGCAGCGTACTCGATCTCATCGGCGATTGCTTCATGATCGTATTCAAGCACGGGCTGGTATCGTGCTGCGGCTTCGTTGAGAAGAGATCGTTTCTCAACATTACGTGGATCGTTAGTAGACTTGATGGTGGGTTCGTACGTACGGGTGAACTGAAGGGGTGTCATGTATTCGTTTGTGGATGATGGGATGTACACTGGATACTTCGGTTGCCCCACAAATTCTAAACCGGTAATTGTACAAGTTTGAACCTGATCAAAGAAATTTACATCATTATTTGGACGATCGTGGAATGATGCTTGTTCGAAAACGTCGGCGGGTTTCATCAGATTGTCTATGTATTCACGCGTGATGTAATTCGACACTGAGCGATCCCCAGCGCCTGCCGCGTGAATGCCGATCCATTTTCGGGTGATTCCTCGTTGCATAAGCAGTAACGGACTGCCACAATCACCTGGTTTTGAGATTCCGGTTGTTCCCAAATCGTCCAAAGTAACACAATATGTAATTTTTCCAACACTGTCAATAGATGATGAATTGGTGACACACGCATTACCCACACACGGATTCATAATAGTTGTTAGTTCGCCGTTCTTTTCGCGCTGGTAGATGACAAGAAGAAACGGTATTTGCTTCTGACGCGACGAAACATACAACTTCAGCTCTTCGTCAGTGATGATGTGGTGACGGACATCACGCACTGACGGGAACTGTTTATCAGTCACACGAAACAACGAAACATCATTACGCTTTGATGAGGAAAAGAATTCAATAGGCCAATCA